TGGGGTTTCTGGGTCAAACACTAAGACATCCCCAACATGATAAGTTACATAATTCATATATCTTATTTATTTTGCATATTTCCATTCAAATCCTCCAGCAGAGTTTCCCTTACCTTTACAGCATCTATTTATAGCTGCCTCATCTATACCATTGATCTCTGAAGCATTTCTCACAGAAGAATATGTATTAATATACCTTCCCTTATAAAACTTAAATACTGGCTTATTAAAATCAGAAGTAAGACTGGAAATGTCTCCAATTCTATTAATCAATCTTCCTTTATCAGACACCAATCTGAATTGTCTATTAATAGTGGACAACTGTTTACCCACTATACATGCTCTCAAGGATCCACTAGGAATCTCTAAAGAAGTTTCCAATTCCTTGAAACTCTTTACTTCAAAAATATCTAGGAAGTTTCCTTCCAAATCATACATTGCTATTTTCATTATTTATTATTTTAGGATACAAAGATACAAATTTTTTTATAAAAATTATTTATTATTTTTTATTATTTCAACCATTTTTTAATACTTGTTCATCTTTCTTTATTGTTCACGGATTGTGAACATAATTATTTTGTGAACATAATTATTTTTTCTATTTTTTAAAATACAAAGATACAAACTTTTGTACAAATAGCAAGAATTATTTTACAAATTATAAGCATTTTACTTTACAAATTATAACCCCCTAAGTCACCCCCTAAGTCACCCATTTTTTAAAAACCTCTCAACGAAGAAATGCGGGTTTCAGCGTGTCAAAAGTACAAAAATGTACACGAAAAGTACAAAAATGTACTTTTGCCCTCTCGGAACCCTTGATTTTACTGGGCACTTTTTTTATCCCTTCTTTATTTATTTATGTGCACGTTTTGAATATCCAAAATAGCCTAAAAAATCACCCAGAAAAAATCCAAAAAAAGATCCATACCCCACCCCCTAAAATTTTTTTACCCTCTACCCAAAATCATATATGAGGATAAAAAATAATCATCACCCCCATATCACCATTTTATTTTTTTTACTCACATACCCGAAATGGTTTGTGTGGATAAAAAATGGGGTATCCTCCCTACGAAGCCCACCATACAAAACCCAATTTTGAAATCCCCCCTTGAGAAAAGTTCTGTGGAGTTTTTGCATACTCAAAAAAAAATAACTCGGAGGAGGTGCGGAGGACGTGGCGGAGGCACTCGGAGCGGAGCGAGGGGAGGGAGTGGGTACGAGGGTGCGGTACTCGTGGCACTCGTTTGGGTGCGTGGGTAGTTGTGGCGGAGGCTTGAGTTAGTTTATACATATATAAGGCGGTAGTTATATAAGGCAATGTATAGACGTGGGTACTCGGTGCGTTCCATTAGTACAATATACAAAGGGCAAGGGGCGGACGTTCGGGCGGTACGCTACACAAGTGGGGGCGGTAATTACTTAACCCAATCGAGGGGAGTTTATTATGATATGATTCGGGGAAAATTCGGGGGAGTTGTGTAAATATTTCAGTGGATGAAATATAATGACCTCCATATTTGCGTTCTAAGCCACGATTTTGTATCGAGTGGGAGAATATAGAGTTGGGTATAGGACAAACTCCGTATATTCATCCATTATAGCCTCTCTGTGGATTGGCTTTCTATTATCCATTATAGCAAATATTCGGGAGGGAGGGGATAGAAGCCTTTGTGAAATTATTTTACTTTTGCAACAAAATTACTATTTTGTGCAACAAAAGTTGTAGGAATAGGGGTGCGGAATGTCGTATATTTGCATTGTTATTAATCGGGAGGGATAGATACATAAGCACTAAAAATGTTACTGCTAGAGGTATGCGTTGTAGTGAACGGACGTTCTATGTTTCCTGTTAAACACAATATTTAAAAACTTAAAAAAATATAAAATGAAAAAATTAAGTAAAAAAGCAAAATTTGCAATGATTAAAAGTGGAGTTATCAAAAGCAATGATAATTTAGAACAAAGTGTTTGGGATGTTATTTTCAAAGATTGTGAAACGTTAAACGAGGCAAAAAGTGAGTTAAGCGAATCTATGCACAAATACAAATGTTTGCAAAGTCAAATAGATAATAAAGATACTATATTGTGGTATTTAGGCGAAACATTTCAAGCAAGTCCAAAAATGGTGCTATATACAAGCCTTTGGATAAAAGCGTGCAATAACATAGCAAAGGAATTGGGCTACAAATTTGATAGACACTTTTTAATTTCATTAAACTAAAATTATACTAAAATGAAATTATATAATATAACTCAAATAGAAGCAAAAGAATTACTAAATTATTGTAACAATAATATTGAAACATTAGCCTTAATACTTTGGAATAAAGGTAAGGCAAAAAATATTGAAAATGGTATTAATAAGGCAAAGAAAATTAAAAACTTTGCCAATAAATAACAAAATTAAACAAATTATTCACAAATTAAAATATAATCAAAATGAATCAATATTTAGAATATCAATACACTAACTTTTATCAGGTTAAGGACAAAAAAGAAGCTATTAAATTAGCTACAAAAATGATACAAAACAACGTTTCTTTTGAGTTTATGAACGAAACGGAATTTTATTTAAATATCTTTGATGTAGTGGATTATTTCAATAAGCAACGAATTTTAGGCACTGAAATAGTACATTTATCAAATAAAGCAAATTAAACAAATTATTCATAAATTTAAATTATAATCAAAATGGTACAAAATCAAAAAAAAGAAACACAAGTGTCAAACGTTCCAAGTAGTGTAGGATATTCAAATAATGGTGGATATACTATGAATAAAGCCGAATACTATAGATATTTAGAATCTATAGGCAAAAAAATCGAACGTACTCCGAATGGAGTTATAATACACTAAAAGTTGTTTTGGCAACTATAAATAGACTTTAAGCCAAAAGCGTTGCACCTTTCGGGGTGCAAGTAGTAAAAATAAAAAATATGAATAAATTACACAAATTAGAATTAGTAAAAAATTGCATATACAAAGTGAATTGTAAGGGCAAATTCGGGTTAAAAGCTAAAAAGCTAAGGATTGACTATTATACTCAAAATATAGACAAATTAGAGGCTTTAACGTCCGAAAATATTCAAAAATTTAATTTCACTATAGAGGTGGTAAATTTAGCGTTTGAATTGAAAAAACTATCTTTGATTGAAAATAAAGTAATTGGATTGGAGGTACATAAATATGCACCCGAATTAAATACACTACATTTAAAAACAAAAGCCACTATAAAAGTACCAAACGCTACAAGTATTTCAGAAGCATTGGAGTATGTTTGCAAAAAATATAGTGAAAATCAGATAAAAGAATTGGTAAATAATTATTCAAAAAGTACAATATAAAAAATTTAAAATAATAACAACTTAAAATTATAAAGATATGAAATTATACAATTATCAAACTGCGGACAAATTAATCAATGATTATATTGATAAAGGGGGCATAGCGCACCAATTTAACGAGGGAGTTTTGGGTTCGGGGCATTGGGTGCTAAGTGGCTTAAATAATTCGTTTGTTATCCTTGAGACGTTCATAAATTCATGGAGTAGTGGACACAAAATTACAAAGTATAAAAAACTACCAAAAAAGTATCAATCTATTTTTGAAAATGAAATAGTAGAAAATTAATATTAAATAACAACTTAAAATATAATCAAAATGAAAAAGACAAGTTTAAACTATTACAATTTATTCGGGATGTTTATTATATGTTTCGGGGTGGGCTTACTTTTAGGTGCATACCTATCAAAACAACAAGCTAAAAAAGCTATAGAGATAAGATATAAGCAGGTACATGAAAAAGAAGAAGGATTCGGGGGGGATGAAAGCCTTGAAGCAATGATATATATACTTGAGGGTAAAAATTTAGACACGTTTGGTAATGAAATAATAGATTAAAAATGATAGTAGAATTAAAAGAACTTTTGTTCACAGACTTAAAAATAGCAACTATACCTTGTTTAGTGTATATATTTATAGTTTTTATAGTATTAATTTTAGAAAAACTTAACAAAATTAAATTAAAGTAAAATGAAAAAATATCCAATACTTTGCATAAATAATACGTGTAAAAATGTATTTTTTGTAGAAAAACATAAATTAGGTTTATGCCTCCAATGTGAAACGTGTATTAATAAAAAAAATTAAATTAAAGTAAAATGAAAAAAACAATTTTAGTGCTGGCTATTAGCACAATAACAATAATATCAAGTACATACGCAATGATTTTAGATATATTGCACTTTGATATTTATATCTTTATTGTATCTTATGGATGTTTATTTTTGGTAGTATCTTTTATTGAAATGATAAGAATTTCAGTAAGAAAGACAAATACAAGGGTGCGTAACCAAAGAATTTCAAGCCTATATAAAAATAAAACTTATTAAGAATTGCAACAAAAGTTGTGTTTTTTGCAACAAAACTTGTTGGACACAATACACAAAGGTAGTAATTTTGCATCATATTTATTAATCATTAAAAAAGAAAAAAACATGCGTAAAATAGAATTAAACGTTGGTATGAATATTGGAACGTTAGGCAAATTAGATTTTGAAAAAACAAAAGACAGAATCATTGAATTGTATGGAGGCTTAAAAGCAAACAATACTGAAATATTGTGCCAATTGCGAGAAGGTAAATATGAATCCAATGGAGTGCTACAAATAGAACCTACAATTGTGGTTAAAATTTATGTAGACTTTTTTGTAGAGGAATTAGCCACTATATTGTTTGACACTACAAAAATACTTTGTAAGGACACGTTTCAAGAGTCCATAGCCGTATTGGTACACTATGAATCAATTGAATCAAATGGAGTATTAATATACAATGATAATTATAAAGGTACTATGCAATGGTTTGATGAAGATTATTTTTTAAACTATCTACCTACTATCAATTAAGCTACTCTAATATAGCAAATTTAAACAGAACGTCCTTGAGTGGGCGTTCTTATTCAAAACAAAAATAAACACGCTTAAAATGGCTAAAAATACGTTATTCAAAATTAAAGATATAGATACAAGTATTCCAATTGAAAATACACATTATTTTAATTGGCTAAATAGTCAAAATCTTTTAGATATTCATAGTATAGAAACAAAGAAAGCCTATCTTAAAAGTATAGGGTTTGAAATAGGCAAAGATAGAATATCATCTAAAGCTATAGATACTTTGAGATACATTGAACAATATTATTTCAGAAAAACATTAAATAACACTAAAAAATAAAAAAATATGGGTGCAAGTAATTTCGCAAAAACAAACGCAAGCAACTACTTTGTAGTACTTACAAACCAAGAGATTCAAACAAAAGTTTGTCAAGATTGTGAGGAAATACATAGAGATTGGGAATATGATTTAGATACATTAAACGAGTGCCAAAGTTGTGGACACAATATGCTTTCAGAGGGAGTAGAAACCGAAGAGATAGATTTAGATGATATAGAACATCAAAAAGATTGTACTATCGAGAAATTAAAAGAAAATCCTTTGTATAAAAAATGGTATGGCTATTGCGTAAATAAATGCGATATGGATAGAAATTATCCTTGTACAAATTTCTTTGAAATGCAAAAAAGTAAAAATTTCGGGGATATAGAATGTACCTTTGAAATAACAATGCAACTCGTGGCAGGTTATTACGAGGGTGCTACATTGGATTGGGAATATGATGTTATGATAAACGGCTATGAAATAGACGAGGACAGAGTGGAAGAGGAGTTTTTATATACTACAGAAATGAACGCAGGCTTAAAAGCTATGCAAGCTAAAAACATAGTTAAATGGGTAGAAAAAACAAAGGCAGAAGCAATTGAAATGGTAGAAAAAGCCTTTAAAGAATCAAGTGAAGAGTACGGACGTTTAGCAACGTTTAGCAACGGAGAGAGTATCTATAAAAAAGTAGAAAATCAATAGAATATGAAGACTATAAAAGAATTAATTAAGTGTTGCAAGGCAGGTACGCCAATGGTATATGTACCTGAAAGCACCAAAATAATTTTTCCTATCATGGGAGTGGAGGTAATACCCGAAGACTATGCACCCGATAAACTAATTAGACTCATGTGCATAGAAAACGGAGAGATAGATTTGAAATTAGCCTATGTACACGAGATAGAGGAAGCAGAAAAGTATTATTATAATAGTGATAAAAAAGACTTTGTTGTTCCCGAAGGAGGTAGTGCCTCAAAGGATAGTATGGCAGAGCCTAAACCAAACACAATAAAAAATAATTAAAATAAAGTTGCAACAAAAATTAATAAAATTGCAACAAAATTGCTAACATTGAGAATAGAATCCGCAGTAACTTTGCAGTAAAATTATTTAACAAGTAAAAATCATAAAAAATGGAAAATTTAAAAAACTTATTAGAATCAGTAAAAGATAAAAATACATTTTATTATACTATTTGGTGCGATAAAACAAATGGAATTGCAGGAGTAAAACCCGATGAATTTTTTGAAATTTGGCAAATTGAAGAAATGAATCAATATATAAAATTATTAGTAGATAATAATCTTAATTTTGATTTAAGATTTCAAGAGTTTAATACCAAAGAAGATATAATAGAGACAGATATAATTTTATTAGGTAATAATCATTTAAACAAATAAGTATGGAGCAAATTATAGAATTTTTAAACATTAATGGAAATATTCATATAGTAACTATGGCGGATGCTGAAAATAAGTTATTTTGGGGAGATGAGCCAATTGATTGTTACGAGATACAAGATATATCTTTTGAAATGGAAGAAAACAATTTAGGATTTGTAGGTAGTAGCTTTTTTACTTCTGACTATGGTATGTTCCCGAAGGCTACACAAGAAGAAAAAGAAAAAGTTATTAATTTTTTAAAATCTTTATCAATTTTAAATATAAAATGGAAAATTTAAATACAATAATAGAAAAATACGGCTTAGAATCCAATGCGGAGGGAGGGTATTATAACGATGAAAATTTCAAAAATAACCCCGATGCACCTTGTTATATTCCCGAAAATGCAGAGGATATAGACGATGTTTATAGTAGGAATAGAATAAAAGAAGTTGTTACTAATTGGCTTAACAAAGAAGAAGCAAAGGAATATCTATTAGAATCCTATGACGGAGTTATGCCTACAATAGATGATAAATTTATCAATGAATTTGTAGAACGAGTTTATGAGGATATAACGTGGGAATTTCCAAGCACTTATTTAGATAGTTTAACTTATTAAAAATTAAAAAAATGAATCAATCAAACAAAAAATGGGAATATAGCTTAACTACAAGCACAATATGGACTTCTTTCGATAATGGAGTAGTATATACAGATAGTAGAGAAGAGGCTTTAGAAATGGCAAAAAAAGAGATTACTTATAATCTTGAAAAAGCAAATCATGTTTTTAATAGTTGTGATGTTACCTTAGGATTTACAATAGATATGGATTTATCTCAAATTGAGTTAAAAGAAATAGTTTCCATTACGGACATAGTAGCAAAAAAACAATTGTTGGCAGAATTTATGGGAGTATTTGATAATCTTTCATATCATGGAGGGCATTATTCATGGAGTGATAGCCCTTATTATTTCACACGAGAAATAGAAAAAGAAAAGATAATTGAGAATATTGCAAGATATTTAAAATACGATTCGGATTGGAATTTGCTTGTAGAAGTGGTAAAAAAATGTTATTCATTAAGTGAATTTATGGGGGAAGATTATGAAAAAATTTATTATTCATTGGCGGATTTGAATATCGAAGGAGTTTTCAATGGTTGTGTTTCTTTTGTTGAACATTATAATCAAAATAAATAACTAAAATTATGCAAGAAATAGATTTTAAGAAATGTGTGTCGATAAGCACCCCAAACGAACAAATTTCAATGGCAGGCTTTTGGAAAACTCCCGAAGTTGAAGGAGAAATGAATAGTGGATATGTTATAGGCTTTTTAGATATAAATGGTAACAAGTGGATAAGTGAATGCTTAGATGCTGACCATGTTTATAGAGAATTGGAGGCTAAAGGAGTTGATGAAAAATTAATAAATTTTATACTAAATTATTGTTAAAATGAATACACAAATTATAGAAAATAATAAGTTATTAGCAGAGTTTATGGGTTGCTACCAAAATAATGAAGGATTTTGGGGTTTTGAAAATACTCCTAATCATAAAAAATGGCATACTGATAGATTTTTAGATTGTACAAAATACGACACCGATTGGAATTGGCTTATGCAAGTAGTGGAGAAGATAGAAAACTATAATGAATTTACAAATGTATTATTTGCGCCACAAGGTTGTGCTATTGATGTATATATAGAGAATGGGTTTGCTTTTTCAAATGATTGCAATACTAAAATTGAAGCAGTTTATAACGCTTGTGTTGAATTTGTACAATGGTATAATTCCTCAAAAGAAGCATAATCAAAATTATTTCACAATAAAAGCATAAAAAATGGAAAATCTTATAAAAGAATTAAAAGAAAGACTAGAGGAGTATTCTAACATAATAGATAATACACCCGATGTAATGAATTATGAAGATACGGAATCTTATGGATTTTTTTTAGGTAAAAAAGAGTTACTTGAAGAGTTAATCCCGAAGTTAGAAACAATGCAACAAAATTTAAACTAATTGCAACAAAATTGTTAGGATAGAATCCCAAAACATCATAATTTTGCACTATATTTTTTAACCAATAATAATAAAATATGAACAAGAAAATAGTTAGAGTAGAACACACAGACGGATATGGAATGTTTAGAGCCAATAGAGCTATTGATTCCGATAGATATGTTTTAGGGAAAACTTCTGAAACAGAAAATATGCTTAAATTACATGAGGAATTACCAGCACCTTTTAAGGATGCAGGAATTAATGGAGGAAAATATATAAATAGAGATGTATTTGATGATAAAATAATGAAAGGTAGATTTTGTGCTTATAAAAACCTTGAATGTTTCTACCAATGGATTATAAAGGAAGAGTTGAAATTTTTGCTAACCAATCATGATTTTAAAGTATTATTAATTGAAGTGAAGGATTATTTAGAAGGAGATTATCAAGTACTATTTAGCAAGGAGGATATTGTTCATGTAGAAGATATTACATCATTATTTTTAGATTAAAAAAATTAAATTATATATTATGCACAAATTAGTAACAAACGCAGATTATGCGATTCAAGAAACAAATGTAGGACAACTCCCACAGAATATGGGCTATTCAAATAATGGAGGGTACACAATGGACAAAAAAGAATATTATTCACTATTAGAAAATCAAAATAAGTTTGCCCAACAAACTGAAAATGGAATCATCATCCATGATATAGCAGACCCTTTTGCTACCAATATCAAGGAAATGTCTTCCATAATTGAATTTACTGAAAAAAGTATAAGTCAATTAGAGAAAATAATTGATAATATCAAAAAATATCCTTGTTTGGAACGATGTAACACTATTGTTTATTATAAAGAAACTTGTATTTCTTTAGGAGTGGATAATAATAAACAAATTTGTACCACAATGTCTATTGAGCCTACTCAATTCACTTCTGAAAAAGCAGAAGAGATTTGCCAAAAAGTTACAAATGGACATGGAGATAGTCCTATCATGGGTAGCAAGTTACAATTTAGTGAAGATTGTTTAGTATCTAAATTTAAGACTTTGGAAATATTTGTTTCAATGAAAAAAAGATATATAAAAAATGTGGTATGTGGTTAGGAGTTTGTATTATGGGCATATTATTCTTGATAGCCTTTGTATCAACAAAATTATCAAAATAATGCAACAAAAATTAAATAAATTGCAACAAAAGTTGTAACACCCAAACACCAAAAGGTAGTAATTTTGCAGTAAATTAATTATTTAAAATAAAAAGAATATGAAAAAACAATTTGTAGATTATAATGAAACTATCCAAACGCTTAGAGCAAATATTTTAAAAGATTGCTCTGAAATTATTGAAACAGATAGTATCATATCAGTAAGTAAGGAAGACGATGTGTCTATTGTAGTAGTGGGAGATTGTTATTCCCCCGAAGTAGTGAAAGAAATAGAAATGCGTAGAAACTTGATTATTATCCGTACATCCGATGACACAGAAACGGATTTAGGAGACTTAGAAACCGATGATATGGTGGCTATCTACGAATTCATTTATTCAATATTTTTTAACGATTTAAACCAATAGTATTATGACCATAGGAAGAGAAGAACGTACCTCAATAATTTCAGTAGTAAATTTTTATATAGAGGATGAAAGAACACATTGTGAGGAAGAATTATCTACTATGTTTGATGACCATGATTTTGAAGGAATGTCAGACAAAGATTTATACAACTTCTGTGTAGAGAAAGGATTTGCTCATATTTGGACGAGTTTATATTCATTAAAACATATCAAATAATATGAATAAGGAATTAGCAAGAGTGGTAGGTTACATAATGTACAACCAATTATTAGAAGAAAAAATTAATGGTAGTTTTTTCCAACAAATAGATACCGCTATCACAATCGCAGAAAGATTTATTTTCATATATCCCGAAGACCACAAATGGGAAGACGAGGATTTAGATTGGGATGAAGCTATTGAGAAATTTGTAAAAGGATGTATTAACTAAAAACTTATCAAATAATGGACAGAAGAGAATTAGCAATAAGACAAATAGAATTGCAAAAAAGAATCCAAGAATTTGCCAATATAAATATTGTAGAATGTAATGAATGTTCAGCAATCATAATGCACGATATAAACGAGGAAGAAACTGAATGTTTTGGTTGTGGAGAAAAAGTATATTTCAACGATTGCCAAGACTATTGGTATGAAGGATTAGAAGATAGTGCTGAATTTAATTCAGAAAAAATAATGGAGGAGCTAGGTTGGAAATGTACAGATTTAGATAATCAACAATACGGAAGACAACTTGATAAAAGATATTTTCAGTTTAAAGAAAAAAATAGAGAGTTGCCAGAGTATGAGGATGATGAATTTATTGAGAGTTATATAAACTTAGACAATTACACAGAAGAAGAAATAGAAGAACACATTTCCTCTTATTATAATAGCGTGGAGGAAATCATTGAAATTTATGGAGAGGATTCGGATTGGATTATAGCAGAGTGTATTTTTGAACAAGAAAGTGGTTTATATTAAAATTAAAAATTATGACAAAAAGAGAGTTTGCAATAAGCCAAATAGCCTTCCAAGAGAAAATACAAGCAATAGGAGTAAATTTAGTTAATTGTGGTGGTTGTGGGGATGTTATGTTTTGCAACACAGATGATGAAGAAATTAATTGTGTTTGTGGTTTCAGTAGTGAGCCTTGTGATTTCCCTGACTTTTGGTATGAAGGATTGCAGGATAATTATTAAGAACAATTAAAATAAAAAAAATATGAATAAAGAAATTAGAGTATATGTTTTAGATTGTCAAGATATTTCAATCGACAAAGGATTTACGGAATTAACAGAAAAAGAATGGATGGATGAATGTGAAAGACAAGGTAGAGTTTATACCTTAGAAGGATTCCAACGTGCTTTCAATGAAGAGGAAATACATTCAAGCATTGATGTAATTAGATTTATAACAATAGAAAATTTAAAAACAAGTAAAATTCAATAGTTTATGGAAGACAAATGGAAAGAGCTGTTAAAATATATAGCTCAAAATAACGAAACTGAATCAAGATTTTTATCTCCTAATCCACAAAGTAACGTGGAAATAATAGGACTTCTTGATGAGATAGCAAGACTAAGAGGAATAACTAAAGAAGAAAATGGAAGAGAGTTTAATTCCATTTGTGATGCTTTAGAAGAAGGAGAAGTAGAAGATATAATTAAAGAATTAGTTAAATAAAAAATTATGAAAATTATAGTATTATTATTAGAAAATAGAAGAATTTTAGAAGAAATCGAAAATCAAGTATTTGATAATACCCACGAAATGATAGATGAGTTGAAAAACTTAGGTATGACAAGCGATGAAGAGGAGCATTTAGGCTATTATGAAATATCGACATTTATGGACTTAGTGAATGACCGAATTATAGAGAATTTAGAAGAAACTTATTTTGGACACGTTAGAATAAATAGATAAAAGCAAATGAAAAACATTAAAGAAAAATTTGAAGCATTAAAAAACAAAATGGAATTATATGACCTATTTCAGCACGATGACGAAGTAGGACAAGCATTGTTTGACCTTGAAAAAGAAATAAGATGCCCGAAGTATGTGTATAACATTGCCTTTGGAAAGAAATTGTGTTTTGCTCTTTGGGAGGATGATTATGCTGAATGTGCAAAAATAATTAATGCAGGAGACGGAAAAATTGTAGGCTACAATAGATTTGAAGACGGAATTGAAGAGGTATTGGAAAATGCAGTTGGTGCAGAAGATTATCAATTTGTAAAAGAAGCACAATTAGAACAAATTAATTTATTATTAAAAAACAAATAAAAAAATTATGATAAAATTTATTTTAGGATTATTTGGGTATAGATTGGTTAAAACCACTACATATAAAGCCATCGGGAGAATGTTTGTGTATAGCTTTGAGGATATTGACTACAAGTATTTAGGATTAACCAATATGGAGCGAAAAATATTGTCTTATCGGGAATTTGCAGAACTCGTAAAAATTGCAAAAGATATATAAATATTTTTTTGCAACAATTTTTAAAGTTTTTGCAACAAAATTGCTAACACACCCAACACGAAAAGCAGTAATTTTGCATCATATTTTTTAACCAACAAAAACAATAATGTTATGATAGAAAGAGGAGATTTAGAAATAGGTACTAACTTGTATGCAATACAAAAATGTGTAATGCACAGCACAAGAGAAGAAGCCTTAACCATAGGGAAAGCATATCCTATTATAGGATTTGAACCTGAAAATCCTTATGCTAAAGAAGCTATTATTATTATAGATGACCAAGAAGATGAGCATTTATTTGACATTTATGATTTACACGAATTTTTCACATTAACTAAATAATATACATCCATGAAAAAAGTATTAAAAGGGTATTCTACCGAAAACGGAAATAGTTATGATGTCCACTCTATTGGAATCAACTTTACAGATGTAGATAAAGGCAGAATAACTGTCTGTCAAGAACTTATAAAACAAAATCCTTTTATCAGTAATATGAGGGTTGATATTGATGGGGATGTTAAGTTTTTTGACGATGAGGATGAAGAAACTGAATGGAGAACAAATATCATCCAATTGATAGTTTATTCTAATAGTATTTACATTTACACAGAACACAAAAATGATAGTTCAGATTACTTTGAGAGTGTGGAGTTATCTATCGAGGATGTTGTAGGTTCTACTACTTTTTTCGCTAGAAAATGTGATGCCACAGGTAAAGGTATGAATGAGGGATATTGTGTTATGGATGGGGAAAAATACTTTTCAGAAGAAAAATATTTGATAGAATATTTGAGAGAAAGTAATCCCGATTCAGCCAATGTTAGTGATAAAAAATTGCTTGAAGAGGCTTACAAAAACGAAGTGTATTACTATACAGAATGGGAAGACCCCGAAGATGCTCAATACATGGAAAATGAAAATGGAGAATTAATTGAAATAAAATAATAATATTATGAGTAAGTATTTTGAAATAGAAGGATATTGGAAAGATGATAAGTCAGAGTTATCAGGAATAGTAAAAGAATCTCATGACTATAATGAAGAAGAGGATGATGAAGTTTTTTTCTTTGGTATGGGGGAATCAGATTTGAAACGTGCAATAGAACTCGGAGAAAATACCGTGTTAGATTTTGTAATTACTTCTTATAAGGAAATAGTAAAGATAGAAATTATTTTCACTTTAAATATTCCTTTGGCTACCACTACTAAATCCGCTACCGACTTATACACTATGTTAGAAAACAATAGTGCTTTTACAATAAAAAGATTTAGAGTTAAAAATAATTCTTATAAAGGAGATGAAGAACCTATTTTTATAGTGGAAATCTCTTCGGGTTCTTCACATATTCCTTTTCAAAATATTTTACAACAAACCGAAGCAGACTATTTAATAATAGAATCAGCATCAGGCATTAATATTGAAGCAAATAACAAGAAAAATATTTTATTATCAGAGTGTAGTTTAAAAAAGTTTCATTCAATAATTTCTTAAATTTAAAATTATGTTAAAATTAAAAACAATCGGCTTTATAGCATTGGAAAAAATCGGAGAAGAAATAGTAGTATATTCTACTGAAATCTTTGATACCTTTGAGCAGGCAAAAGATTTTATTGTTAAGCTGAAAGAAACCGAAACAATAAAAGAATTATTATCAATGGTAGAGCCTATATTTTTGTACAAAAGACTTACCGAAAAATATTTGTATTGTAAGGATAAATTTAAAAAGTCAAAGACAAGGGCTAAAATCAGAAGACATTTTGATTCTCTACCTTTAGATACAAAAGAATTTCTTGAAGGATTCTACAAAGAAACAAAGTATTTTGAAAATAATATGGTTTCAATAGAAAATTTAACAATCAGTTTTAAAAACTAATCAGATGAAAAAAATAACAATAATATTAATCTCTATTTTGGCTTCATTTAATGCCTTCTCTCAATGCGATGAGTATTTAATGAACACAACTACCCTTATAGCACAAAAAAGGCTCACAGAGGAGAAAAGAATGATAAATAAGCAGGTTTTGTTTTATGTGAATTATAACTGCTCTCCTAAAATAAAGATGGTTATAGTTGGAGGAGCATCAGAAGTATTCACTCCTTTTGGAGAAATTGAAGAAGGAACTACTGAAAACGGAACACCTTATACCTATCAGCGTTATTTGGATGAGATGAACAAAGTGATTAAGGTACAAATTTTCAAAAAAATCAGTATGATAAGAATTTGGCATTCGGACACTTATATTGAATTTTATCAGGAATAGAAAAAAAATACGTTGATTAAAAAAAAATAGTATTAATTTTGCAACCCCTTAAAAAATATATCATGGTAGTAAAAAAAATAATCGAAAAAGTTTTTCCTAAAGTATATGCAAGGATTTATGATGAAGGATACTTAGCTTCCGAGAGAGATAAAAAAGAAAAGCCTTTAACAAAAACACAAAAAGATTGGTATCATTACCAAGAAGAAAGAAAAAAAGAAATTTGTTTGAGAGAGTCTTAAACAAATCAAAATAAAATCCCTTCGGGGAATAGCGTTCATTGACATTTTTTTTTGAAAAAATTTGCTACTATAAAAGGTTTAGTAGCCCATAGAAAAAAAATTATTAACTTAAAATAATCTAAACCCTGATTGAAACTGCATAGTAATATGCAGAATACACACAAGATACATGATATATGCTTGTTTAATGTAGCGGAATGTAAATGCTATGGTATTGGGAGTTATCAGCAAGATAGTTAGATGAAACTAAATGGTAGATTAAACTACACACTCACAACTATTGTGACCCTATTCTATTACGGAAACCTGGTCGAGGTAGCAAACGCAAGTAGTAGAATAGGGTGCTAATTATTCATATTAAAATTTAAACAATGAAAGAAAGTAATTTTACCTTTGCGGAAGGATTCATGGGAATTAATGCAAGTATTGCAGGTAGACAAGGTAGACCTCAAAGAGCTTTTGATTGGGATAAAGCCTCCTCTATTATTAAAGAAAAATTTAAGGAGCATCCTACTTTAGTAGCTGAGGCAGGTTTGCAAGGCGATTGGGAATACACAGGTGGTGTAATTTTTGAAAAAGGCAAACCCACTAATGATAATTACACTTATTTGTCTTCAAATTGGGCAACTCCTACTTTAATTTTAACCGATGAAAACGGATTAGAGGAAGAGATTGAATGTTTTGCTGATGAAGCAGATGCACGATTTAGAGCAGACACTAAATGGGATGAAACAAGCCTTGAAATCTTAGGAATACAACTTTAATTTATTAACAAAAAAAAACAAATTTTTATGGCAAAAGAAATAATGAGCAGAGCAAACACTTTAATGTCTCAAAACAAATCAGTAAAAGAAAGAGCAAGTAAATTTGAAGTCTCTATTAAAAGAGACTTACAAAAAGAAGTATTAGATACTATTCAGACTAAAATAGAGACCCTTGAGGACACTATTTTTGAATTGGAAGACTTTACTTTAGAAACAGACTTAAATTCAGGTAAGTCAGCTATTACCAAAGCAGAGTGTCAAGAAAGATTTGAAAAAATCATAAATGCTGAATACCAAAAAGCTCTTTTGGAAGTAGAATTAAAAGTAAAACAAGAAACTTTTAACAAATACTTTTCAAAATAAGCAGATATGGGAAAATTAAGAGTAAATTTAGTTGCTTATGAAGCATCTGAAAAAGTCCGAAATATTTTTAATGAACATGGAATAGAGGTACTTCCTCTTGACCCTATAACGGATATAGTTGTATTAATCTTACCTAAATTTGATTTTGAAGGAAATATTCATTCAGCGTGCATACCTCCAGAATATCAAGATAAGGTTATATTAGCTTATAAAAAAAGAGGAAGTGGAGAAATAGGTTTTTATAAAACAAAAGTTACTTTTTACTCTGAAGGGGCTATTTGTTCAGGACACCCTTATGCTTATGTTAAAGGTATCCCAAATTCCTCTCAAGATGCAGAAGAAATGTTATTTGGTAATAACAAATTTTCAACATACTTGAAAAATAATCAAGACAAAGTTATTCCTACAAAATCTGTTTTGGTAAGCCCAAATAACAATCTTTTATTGTTGATGTAATAAAAAAAAAGACTTACATAGAGAAAGACAAACAAGTAATGTATGAATTGGTAGATGGGTATGGTTCGATTCCTGTAAATTGTCCCCAGTGTCATTACAACACTATCAAGAGGTGTTATGTTTGTTGAGTATGGTAAAATGGAGCTGAATCCCCAATTGAGTGAGAATAGCTTGAGTAAGGCAGTTAAACAATCCAAATTTTATCCCAAGTCTTGATGGCTATGTAAGTTTTTAATGATACTCGCAATGCTGTAAAGATAATTTCTTTAAAATTGCAATGAGTGGTTATCCCTATACAACGTATAAAGGAAGGGAATTTTTTCAATAACGTAATTGTTTATTTAGAAACAATGAAACCTCTTATTGAATAGTACCTGTCAAGCCTCTTAGCAATGCTCACTGCGGATAGGTCTTAGCACTCTGACGAAGAAAATAAGCGGAGAACCCTCCAACTGATGCTACTGACGAGTAGATAGGTTGGAGTATTTTTTTTAATTAAAAATTAAAATCATGAAAAAACTATTAGTTATCTTAATTATTACTTTGTCTAGTTGTGGTAAAGTATATGAAAACCCAATTGAAAATTACATTTCAACCAATAATAAAAAATTCAGATTCAATCAGAATAGTTTTGGTATTCAATATTGGAGTGGATTTAATTGGTATCCTTGTATTAAAGAAGGAGATTATGAAAGTGGATATATATCATTTACAGGATTGGAGTTTGAATACTTTACTCATAAAGATACTGTAAGATTATATGAACCAAGTGATGTTGGACTTAAAGTTTTAAAACATACACTTATTTTAGATAGAACACAACATAATGTATTTGGAATTTTTCAAAAAAATTAAAATTAAAATCATGAAAAAATTATTATTAGTATTAGCATCAATTGCATTATTAACTTCTTGTTATGATGAAGGAGAAGTAATAAGTACTCCTCACTCTATATATGAAATTAATGGAAAACAATATAAGTTTTTACAAATATCTCCATCTAATTATAGTAAAGCTGTTTGGATTATGATTCCATTAGATTCTAATACAGAAACTCCTGAAGTCATTGTAACAAATCAAAGTAGTGGTAAAAGTAATTATAATCAATCAACAATTATTTTAAAATAATAATTATGGAAGAAAAAAATATATGGGTTTTACCAACGAAAAAACCTAGTAGATTATGGATAAATACTATTACAAATAAATTAGAATTATCCCAAGATAGTGATGTATATGGCGCAATAAACATCTACATCACTTCTGATGAAGAAATTAAAGAAGGAGAGTATGCTTATCATAAAATCTTTGGTGTAGGTAAAATAACTCATATTCATGGAGAAGATTGTTTTGTATCAATAAAAAGAAATTCTACAGATGGTACAATTACTACTCCCTGGAAAAGAAATATACCTGATATTAAAAAAATCATCCTAACAACAAACCAAGACTTAATCAAAGATGGAGTACAAACTATTGATGATGAGTTTTTAGAATGGTTTGTAAAAAACCCAAGTTGTGAATATGTTGAGATTAAATTAGAGCCACGTTATGGTATGTATAGAACATTTGAAGAAGATATAGATGTTCCACCATATTATGGTAATTTAAAAAGAAAAATAATCATCCCACAAGAAGAAACTAAACAAATTTGTGAAAATTGTAAACAAGCTATTAGTAAATATGGATGTGCTTGTGGTAAACAAGAAGAACCTAAACAAGAACCATTAAATCTTGAAAAACTTGAATCTAAATTAGACAATGCATTATCTAAAGAAACTAAAGAATCATTAACAGATTGGTTGAACAGTAAAAGGGATAAACAAGAGATAGATGAAGAAGCTGCTATTTTAAACTGCCAAAGTATAACTCATCCTTATTGTGATAGAGAAAAATTAATGTTTATTAAAGGTGCTAAATGGCAACAAGAACAAGATAGATGGAAAACAGTTTACGAAGAAACACCCCCAATACACGTTGAATTATTAGTAAAAAGTCCAGAGGGTATTGTTTATCTAGCAAATTGGAGAGAATCTTATAATATATTTACTTGCCAAACAAAATCAGAATCAAGCTGTGATTGGAAATGGAAAACAATTTAAAAAGAAATAACCCAAGATGATACACAAAGGCTAATCAAATAACACTATTCTTATATTTGAAATAAACAACTTAGTCTTTGTGTAGTCTTTTTAAAAAATTAAATTAAAATTAAATGGAACAGAAATTTATAATAAGTAACAATCAAGAAATCATCCAAAAATATATAGATGATGGTTGGAGAGTTGAATCAGTAACAGCTACTATGGATCATGGTAGAGTTGCTGTTGTATTGGAACGGAGTAAAAATAAAAATATTGTTAAAAAATTATTGAAAAGTGAACATATTTCACCTAAACATGATTCACCATTTGGAAATTAAAAATATTTCGTATATTTAAAGTATTAAAATTAAAAAATAATGGAACGTAGAATAGTAACAACCCCAATTGACCAAAGGTATGTCGGTGAAAAACAACCAAGATGGAAAGACCTTAAACATTCTGAATATCAAGACGATGATTTAATTCATATTGGATATGATGATAATTATGATGGTGGATGGTTTGTATCAATTGAAAGAGAAAGACTTGAGACTGATGAAGAATATAATGAGAGAATGGAATATAATAAAAGATTATTGGAAGATTCAAAAAAACGAAGATATGAAAATTATCTGAAATTGAAAAAAGAATTTGAAAATTAAATCTATTTAAGAAGATGTTTAAACCTTACAAACCTTGAACATTAAACCAAATTAATCTAAAGTTAACAAATTGTATATTGTAGGGTTTATACAGTCTTATTTAAAAATTAAAAATTAAAGTTATGTACAAATTTAATCAAGAAACTCTCCTGTGGGAAGTAGACGAACAAAAACAATTCAAATACAACTTCTTTAAAAAAGCAACTATCGGAGTAGTAATATCTTTTCTTGTAATGGTACTTTATTTTGATGCTGAAGCACAAAAACAAAGAGATACTATAGTGATGCAGAAAAGTAAGATTAAGCTCTTACAAGCCAATTTAGACAGTTTGTTAAGAAGTAAAGATTTGCCTCTTACACTAGCAACTGTTGATTGGGTAATAGATTTAATTCCATTCAAAGATAAAAAAGTAATAAAAACTCAATATAGATTGGAATCAGATAATTTAAAGTCAAAACTTGTAATGACTAATAAAAATTTGCTAGGAATGCGCAACGCAGGTAAAAGACCTCAACCTGGATGTAAGTCAACTAGAAATGACTATAGACACTATGACCATTGGATTTTTAGTATTTTTGATAGATATATTTATGAAATTTATAATGGTACATCTCTCAAAGGTTACGCTGAAGATAAGAAATATTTTGATAAATTAAAAATAAAAAAATGAGAAAAGAAATTATTCAATTAAGATCTGAACAAGAGTATAAAGAAATAATAGAGTTCTTGAGAAAAAAAGGTGAAATTGTTTGTGATAAGCTTACTTTTGATAATGAAAAATGGTGTTGCATTTCATGGTCACAATCAATTAGTAGTGAATGGGCTCTGCAAGCAGATTGGAATGATACAGCACCAAAACCTAATATTACCTTTACAGATTTTATAAAAAAATACTCTTTAAAAGAAGAAAATCAATCATTAAATAAAAACAATAAACAAATGGAAAACCAAGAAAATTTAGAGCAACAAATGGACAATCAAAATCAAGGAGAAGTTAAATTACCTTTAGAGTTTGATTTGGAAAGACTAGCTAAAGAAATTGATGAAGTGTTCCAAGAAACACAAGGTAAGTACATCGAAAATTCTTCAAATATTCTTTCTTCTTACCAAGAACTTTTAGAAGAAAAGACTGAGGAATTAAAAGAAGCTTATTTTACAGAAACTTCCAGAATAGTTAGCAACATAAAAGAAGACTTATTACAGGAGTTTAATAAAGGCAGAAGCATTATTAATATTACTGTGGGAGATACTACTGTTTCAGCTAATGTAGACCATTTAGCTCACCCTATTTATGAAAAAGCATTGAAAACTTTAGTTTTTTCTAAAAAATTAATGTTAGTAGGGCCTGCTGGTACAGGAAAGACTTTTATGGCTCAAGAGTTTGCAAAATCATTAGGACTTCCATTTTATAAATATTCTTGTTCAAGAGATAGTTCAGTACATGATTTGATGGGATACAAACAACCTGCATCTGAAACGTATTTGAATACTACATTTTTAAATTGCTATGAGAATGGAGGTATATTCTTAGTTGATGAGTACGATGCAATGAGCGGAGATATGTCTTTATTCTTTAATGGTGTAGCAGATAACTCTACTTCAATCTCTATTCCTCATAGAGACTCTAATCCTATTGCCGTTAAACATAAAGATTTCTATATCATTATGTGTGGTAATACATGGGGTAATGGGTCACAAGATTTTTCAGGAAGAGATTTTCAGGACATGGCATTAATGGATAGATTTAGAATGTGTAAATTCTTCGTAGATTACCATGAGCCTTTGGAGAGAAAATTATGTGATGAATCAGGAGTTCAATACTATAAAGTAACTAAATTAAGAGAGAGTTTACAAAAAATTGGTTCATATCTTTCTACTAGAAATATAGAAGATATAGCCAATATGGTAAAATCAGGAGAGTCTTATGAAGAATGTATAGATACTCTTTTAAGTTCATTAGAAGAAACTGATAAAAATTCTGTAAAATCTAACATGTAAATCAATATTAATATGACATTAGGAACAAGGTTACTCTCTACAGCAGACGAAATTAGACTAGATCTTTGCAAGAAACAACCACATATAAAATATCCTGAAAATTACAAGCCTAAATTTCATAGAGAAACATTAGCGAGTGGTAATGGATTAATAAGATTTGAAAATTTATATGACTTATATTTTTATGATAATCCTGCAAATTTACCTGAAGTATTACTAAGTACAGGATACAAAAATATAGGAAACACTCCTCGTTCTTATTTCAGAGAACGAGGTGAAATTACTGCTGACAAAAAATTAATTCTTGAAAAAGCTAGAAAGCAGTTAAATGCTGACAAAGATTTTTTAAAAATTATACATGAAGGTAAAAGTGCCAAAAGAAAGTATAATTTAGATAAATTTTCAGGTAACTTATCAATAGTTGAATATGCTAAGCAAAGTGATAAAATATTTAATAAACAAGTGCAGGGTAAAAAAAGCAAAACTTTAAATATTGCTTTCCAAGTAGGAACATTTGCAGACGAATGTTATGAAACATCTTTTATAAAGATTTTAAAACTAATTCTTTCTTGCCAAGCTTTAAATATCAGCTTAAACATTGATGTTTTTGATTCAGACACAAATGCTTTTGGGGGAGGATGGGGTTACACCATTGTAAATGTTGCTAAATCTAGCTGTAAACTTAATTTAACTAATATTTTTGCTTTTTCTCACCCTGAATTTTTTCACTACACTTTATTCAACTCTTATTTAGCTTTAGGCAGAGACTCCAGAATAGAATCATTCATCTATGAATCCCAAATTATAGAAGATTTATCTGATAGATATGATATAATTTCAGGTAATATGGTTAATAAAGAATTAAGTGAAGACTCCACCGTACAAAGAATTATTAAAATAGCAAATTTATGACAAAAAGTATAACAATAGACAGCAGTTACTTTAAAAGAGTAAATCCTCCTCAAGACCCTCAACAAGGTGATTCTGGTAATGAATCAGGTGCTTCAGGATCTGGACAAGGTAATAATTTAAAAGACTTAACACTTTCCAATAATGAAAGAAAAGATATGTCCGCTCAAACTTTAGAAAGTATATTAGATTACATATATCAAGATGAGCAAAATCGTAGTAACACATCAGATATTATTGGTAGTGAATTTTTGAGAAATAATTTAGAATCCGTTTCTGAACAAATAAAAAGAAGAAAAAGATATTTTTAACTTAAAATTTTATAAAAAATGACAACCAACAAATTTTTAGCACTAACCCTTTTATCCCTTATCGTAGGATATTTTTCTATCTGGGCATTTAACCATATCAACGCTTGGATAGGATTTTTAATGGCAGGATTGTATTTCTACTTTCTGTCTTTATATATCAAAAAAAATTTTTTTAACAATTAAACCCAAATCAAAATGAAAAAAACATTTATGAGCTTGCTATTTGCTTTAACAATAGCGTTGACATTCACTTCTTGTGAAAGAGTTGCACCTAATTATGTAGGAGTATTAATGGAAAATTATGGTAAAGATGGGAAAAGTGATTTCTCCCTTGTAAAAGGAAGAGTCAGTACTTGGTCTCCAGGTACAGAATTGTTTCAAGTACCATTATTTGAACAAAGAGCTTCATTTGATGACAATGACTCTAAAGTTCTTCATTTAAAAGCATCTGATAATACAGAGTTTACTTCTAAACCAATTTATTCATTTACAGTTATTGAAAAAAGAGCTGTTGATGTAGTTTTTGAAAATAAACATTTAGGTTCAGGAGAAGATTTTATGAGTGCTTTAGAAAATAATATCTTAGAAACTAAAATCTATGATATTATGAAAGAAGAATCAAGAAAGTACACTACTGATGAATTAATGGCTAATGGAGGTTCACTAAAATTTGAGGAAAATGTACAAAAAGTTATTGGAGAAGAATTTGAGAAAAAAGGATTAAAATTAATGACTTTTAGTTGCCAATTAGATTTCTCTGATAAAGTAAAGAAAAAAATTGACAATAGAAATGAAGTTAATACCAATATTTCAGTAATAGATCAAGAAATTGTTGAACAAAAGAAATTAAATGAATTAGAACAATTGGTAACTGAACAGAATTTAATTCGTAGTAAGGGTCTTACAGATCAAATTCTAAAGGAAAAAGCTATTAATAGATGGAATGGTGTTATGCCTTCCGCAGTAACAGGTAGTTCTACAATAATGAGTATTCCTGTAAAATAAAAAAGCTTAAAAATCGTAGTACCTAATGGGAACAATGGTGTCGAAAGCCAGGCAGTTAAGCGATGTCTGCCATTTTTTTTAATCTCTTCGGGTTAAAGGTAAGATACAGCCTGCCCCCTTAAATGGACAAAACCTTAGATAGAAATATCTTAAAGTATTAAAGCCAGGGACAGAGACGACCTGGCATTTTTTTTACACATAAAATTAATTATATGAAAATTTTAAAAATTATTTTGTTAGCAATTATTGCTTTTATACTTACCTTGTTAGACATTTTTTCTTACATATTTGTACTTCCTTACATTATTTGCAGATTCTTCTTAGCACTAATGAAACGTAATTCACTTAAAGTTTTAATGAGTATTACAAAGGCTTATTCAAGTTTAATAGAATAAAGGAATAATCATTCAAAACACAAAATCATGCAAAAAATAACTAATAATATACAATATTTTATAGGTTCTATACTAGGGATAGTATTAATAATTTTAATGGAAATTATTGCTTGGGTTTTGGTTACACCTTATGTAATCTATATGTTCTTTAAAGAAAAATATGAAAAGATTATAAAGAGACCATAATTCAAAAAAACTTCAAAAAATAGTAACAAAAAAAACAATAAAAAAATGGATAATAATATGGAAAAGTGTCCCGAAGGAGGGGAAGGGTATTTGGTAGAACAATCTTTCTTTCTACCTCAAAATGTAATAAGATGCACCTGCATTGCATGCAAGGCTCAGGATTGTAAAAGATTAAAAGCATACTTAGAGGATTCTAAAAAGCCTGATAATAAATTTCAATCTGCTGAATTTTGTGGAGAAGTTTTAAAAGATCCTAGAAAAGATTGTAATTATTTTTTATGAAATCCGAAGTTCAAAAAAAAGCAGTTGAAGCCTTTCTTAGTTCAAAAGACAGAAGGGCTACTATTGCTCTAGCAGTAGGAATGGGTAAAACTAAATGTTCAATAGATATTATTAATACTTATAGACAAGTTAACCCTGATTGCAAAATATTGTTTAGTGGAGCTCGTCAAATATACATAGTTAACTTTAAAGACGAGTTGAAAATATGGAATTGTTCTGAAAAAAATATCACTTTCACTTGTAATAAATCTTTGAAAAATTATAATGAAAAGTTTGATTTAATCATCATAGATGAAATGCACAAAGAACAGGATTTGATATTAGAACAATGTTTAAGACTTATAAGAATAAATCCTAAAGTTTCTGTGTTAGGTTTGACAGGTACTCCGAGCACTACACATCCTATCCACCAAGCTTTTCCTATCTGCTATACATATTTAATTAATAATGCCATTAATAATTCTCTTTTGAATAACTTTAAAATGGTTATTATTAAATATGATATGACTGCCGAAGAAAGAAGCGTTTATGAATATCATTATAAAAACTATTTATTGGCCCCAAGGTCATATAATGGATACCCACCCGAACTAAGTGTTTTAAAAAGACATTTAAACAATCTACAAAGTAAAGTAGATTTAACAAACCAAATTATAAAGTCAAAGTTTTCTGATAAAAAACTATTAATTTATGCAGGAAGTATAGAACAAGGAGAATCTTTTAATTTTCCTCAATATAATTCTTCTATGGAAAAAAAGTTTAAGAAAACAATTTACGATGAATTTTATCAATCTATTTCAGGTAAATTGGTAAATGTAGGCATCCTCAAGGAATCAGTAAGTATTCCTAAACTTAAATATGGGTTTGTTCTGGGTATTGATAGTTCTGTAGCATCCAAAGAACAACTTATCGGTAGATTTTGTAGAATAGCAGTACATGAAGAAAGTTTTATTTATTTTATTGTAGCTAAAGGAACTATCGAAGAAAAATGGGTGTTAAACGGTATGGATAAATTCAAAGACAAAATTATTAATGTAACCATAAATAATAAAAAAAATGTTTAATAAAGAAACCGATCGTCTCAGTTATAGTTCCCTCACGAGACTAATAAAAGAGGGTGTACAAGGATTTTTAAATCCTGTGTATAAAAGAAATAATGCTTTAGAGAAAGGATCTATTATAGATAAAGTAGTATTTGGAGAACCTATTACAGAAACAGTGATAGATATTTCTATTCCGAAGCCACAAATTAAAGCCATTATTGAAATGATTTTCACTCAAGATTATGATTTTAATCCTTCTCTCGAAAATTTGGAAAAAGTTTGTACGGAATTGGATGTAAAATCTAAGAATTTTACTAAGATACAACAAACTGTTTTAGAGTATCCTGATTATATTGAATATGTAAAAAATCCTAGAGGTAAATTTTTAAAACCTAATTATGATTTAGGCATCAATATTGGTAATAATATTCTATTAGATAGAGAAGCTAATTTCTTGTTTAGCAAAGGTAAAGCCCAGTTTGAATGGAGTTTTGTTTATAAGGGATTTAATATGTTTATCAAAGCAGACTACTTAAAAGTAGACCATGAAAGACAAGAAATCATTATAACAGATTTGAAATCAAGCAGTTATCCTCCTAAATTCCCAGATAGTATTCAAAAGTATTATTATCATTTACAAGGAGCTCTTTATACTAAAGCAGTAGAGGATTGGATGGAGAAAAATGATTTAAGTCATTATGTACTCAAAACATTTCATTGGGTGGTTTGTAATTCTACTAAAGTGGATAGTATTTTAATTTATCCTCTTTCTTATAAAGATGAAATGGAAGGTAAACGTATTTTAGAAGAAACTTTAGATAAAATAGACAAATATATTGCTAATAATTGGCAAGAAACCCCCGAAGAAGATACTTTAACTTTTTTCTAAATAATTAAATATTTATATAATGACAAGTGCAAAAAAAATAGACAAAGAAAATAAAGAAAAAATCAGGAAATATGCAAAAGAGTTATTAGGAGATAAATATTTTTTAACTTTTATCAATAAAGATGTAAAAAAAGGTTATTGTAAAGAAGTATTAAACGATATTCCAAAAGTTAAAGAGGTTCTAAAAAAAGTCCAAAAAGAGTTAAAATATTGTACTAATTTTGTAAGTAGAAAACCTGAGATTATTTGTCAAAGATATGCTTTAATGTATTATTTAAAAAATAATTTAAATCTCAGACAAAGAGCTATAGCACATGTAATGACAAATAAAGACCACTCTACAGTCATTCATGGTTGTAAAAAAGTTGCCGATTATATTTCTATAAAAGATGATTTATACTTGGAAACTTTAAATAAAATTAAAACAGTAGTATAATGAATTATATCATCACAAAAAATAAATCTTTTTTTGAAAAAATAGGACAATACAACTACTGTGAGTTGTCTGATATGCAACTTCCTGAAATAATAGCGGTAGATACTGAAACAACTTCTCTTTCTGCATTTGATGGAGAAATATTTGCCATCCAAATAGGCACAGGTAAGAATAATTATTTAATAGATCTTCAAGACCACAAAGAAAATAAATTTTTTTTACAAGAAGTGATGCCTTATATAATGGATAAAACCATGATATTTCACAATAGTGCTTTTGATTTGAGTTTCTTTTTTATAAAAAATTATTTTCCTAAAAAAGTTGGAGATACCATGTTAGCTTCTATGGTTCTCCATAATGGAGAATTTGGGGTATCGCATTCCTTTAAAAACTGTATGGAAAGAGAGTTGGGTATTTTTTATGACAAAACAGAACAGGCTAATATAGCTAGAGTTCAGCTTTCCCAGGCTTCTACTATTGAGTATTGCTTTAATGATGTTGATAAACTTTTAGATTTACACTCTAATTTAGTAGACAAACTTATTGAATATCAAGCATTAGATTCTTATAAATTACATTGCAAGCATATTAGAGCTCTTACATATATGGAATTGTGTGGACTACCTATTTCTGCTGATAAATGGAAAGCTAAGATGGATAAAGATTTTTTCCAATACAAAGAATGTGAAAGAGAAATTATCAATTACATATTTGACAATTTACCTAAGTATAGAGTTTTGCAGATGGATATGTTCACAAATGAAAAGAAAGTGACATGCATGTTAAGTTCTCCAAAACAAATGTTAGAAGTTTTTAAAAGTTTTGGTATTAATGTTTCTTTTAAAGAAAAAGGAGTGGTAAAAGAAAGCTTAGAAAAATCTGTAATTTCTAAATCAAACCATGAATTTGTTAAAATATGGTTAAAGTTTAAAGAATTTGAACACAATGTTACTACTTTTGGAGAAGGTATTTATTCAAAAATAAGGGATGGTAGAATTTATACTCATTTTAAACCAATTGTGGATACAGCAAGAATTTCTTCAAGAAAAGGAGAAATTAATTTTCTAAACTTTCCTTCCAATAAAGAAACAAGAGATTGTTTCACGGCAAATGAAGGATTTGATATAATAGTATCGGACTATGCTGGACAAGAAACAGTAGTGGGGGCTGATATTACAGGAGATGAAGCCATGATTGCTTCCATTGTGGATGGTAAGGATTTACACTGTGCTTTTGCAAGGGTATTGTATCCTGAATTACTAGACTTATCCGATGAAGAAATTATTAAAGAACATAAATCAAAACGTAATGCTTCCAAGGCCCCAAGATTTTGTTTTCAATTTGGAGGAACAGGGTTTACATTAGCAGAAAACGAAGGGTTGTCGATCGAAGAAGGAAATAGAATAGAAAAGTTATTCAAAGAGCTTCATTATGGAGTATATTCTTATGGGGATGCTAAATTAAAAGAAGCCTTAGATTTAGGGTATATTCAATATGCTATGGGATTTAAACTTAAACTCCCTATGTTTGATATATATAAAACCCTTGACGATAAAATTAGTAATCTTGGGCAAGAGTTTTGGAGTAAGTATCGTGCAGGAAAAGCAGAACATCAAAAAGCGGAAAAAGCTTTAGCCAAAGGAAATAATTATATTATAGAAAATCAAGAAGCTTATAATACTTTTAATGCCAATAAATTGATGATGAAAGACTATTTTAGTTTAAAATCACAATATATGAGACTTTGTTTAAATGCACCTACTCAAGGTACTGCCGCTCATCAAACCAAAATGGCTACAATATTATTATTTAATGAAATTGAAAAAAATAATGACTATTGGAATGTCAGAATTGCAAATGTAATTCATGATGAAATTGTAATGGAAACTAAACATAATTTGTCTGAAAAATATGCTAGAATACTAGAAAAATGTATGATAGTTGGAGGAAATATGTTTTTAACAAATCCTGTTCTATTCATGAGTGCAGAAGCTAAAGTAGCAGATACATGGTATAATGCGAAGTAAAAATTAAATTTAAAATAATGAGAAGAAAAAAAATAAATAAATCACCCACTACTACTCCAAAGAAAAAGAAAAAAGTAGTAAACCCAAGAGTACCTAGAGAGTATTGTGGAGGCACAATGACCAAATCAGCATTCTTTGGGGCCATTAGAGCATTTTTAAGACAAAGGTGGATGTATTCCTGTCCTTTCAGAAAAGAGGTGTTAAAACAAGCTTATTCTAGTTTACTAAAAAAATGGCAATGCAATGATTGTAAAAAAATGTTTCCGAAAAAAGAAATAGAAGTTAATCACATAGAACCTTGTGGTAGTTTAAGAGACTACGATGAAATAAAAACTTTTCATGACAAGCTTTTTGTTGATGATATTTCTAAATTAGAAGTACTTTGTAAACATTGTCATTTACTTTTTACTGAAAAAAGTAAACATAACTCTTGACAATTAAAAAAAATGTATTAATTTTGTAAACTTTTAAATCAAAGGAAAATGAATTATGAAGAAATAGGGAAATTGGTAGTAAAACTACCTAAAATTAAATTTCCAGAAATCCTTTTAAAACAAGGAGTTATACGTTACATTGATACAGAAAATATAGATGATTCAAATTTAGATAACTTTGAAATTACTGAATATGGATTTTCAATATTAGAAAATCAAAAATACGAACCATTAGTTTCTTTAGAGTTTTTAGAGAATTATATATTTTTGTTTAGTAAAGAAAATTTACAAGGATTATGTAAGAAATCTTTTAGTCCTAAAACAAAAGTAAAACAAAAATTAGAGACTTTTATGAAAAAATATAAAGTTTCTGAACAAGAAATTTTAGATGCTGTAAATTACTACCATGAAAATGCTAGAGATTTACGATATACTTTAGATGCTCAATATTTTATTGACAAAGAAGGAGGAAGCCTGCTTTTAGACACCATAAATGAAATAAAGTTAGGTATTTATACAACACAAGATAAATTATACTATTAATGCAAATAATAAATCTGATAGAAGAAAACAGAGATGCCCTTATCCGAGGACACATTAATAGTATTCCAATGCCTTTTAAAGGTATTAGAAAAGCTTTTAGTGGTATATTCCCTGGAGCATTAGTTTGTGTTACGGCAGAAACTTCTGTAGGTAAGACAAGTTTGGCAAAATATTTATATTTATTTAGCGTAGCAGATTACATATTGGATGACCCTTCTTTTAGTAATTTTAAATACAAATGTTTGTGGTTTGGTTTAGAAGAATCCGAAGAAGAATTTGATATTAGTATTCTTCAGTATGCCATCTCAAAATATTATAATAAATACTGTACTCAAGATGAGTTATTAAGTAGGATAAATCCAATTTCAGATGAAATAGTCTCTATGATAAAATCTCAGCCTGTTGTAACGTATTTTAATACGGTTAAATCTTTTACAAAATTTGATGACCAAACAGGACATGCTACAGGTATTTATAAATCTTGCCAAGAATACTCTAAAGAAATTGGAGAGCATCACTACAAAGAAAAAACTCTTGCTAATGGTAAAGTTATAAACTTGTATAGTCATTACACTCAAGAAGATCCCAATCAAATTGTTACGGTTGTTATAGATAACGTAAACATTCTTGAACTAGAAAAGAATGAATTGGGAATGTCACTAGACTTGTCAGGGTGTATCGACAAGCTTGTAAATAGCTACATGAGAAAGCAAGTTACTAAGCATTGGAAATGGCATGTATGCTGTGTACAACAACAACAAATGGCCGCAGGTGATTTAAATCACTATAAAGCAGGTAAATTAGAACCCGAACCACAAAAACTCGGAGATAATATAAAAGTTGCTAGATCTTATCAAGTAATTATTGGATTATTCTCCCCTTATAAGCACAAGCTTACCAATTATTACAAATACCAAATCTTAAATTCTGATAGAACAGAAGGATTTGAGGAATGTTTTAGAACTGTACATATCTGTAAAAATAGATTTGGAAGAACAGGTATAGCTGAACCAGTATTTTTTAACCCAAAAGGTTTCTCATTTTTTAGTATGCCTAGAAATGATGATACCGAAAATTTAAATCATTTATTAACCCATAAAAAAACAATTTTAACAGATGAGTAGTTTAACATTACCTACAGGAAGGATTGCCCCTACAGTGGTGAATCCAAGAACAATGGTTATCTTCTCCCAAAAGAAGACAGGAAAAACCCATGCACTTTCAGAATTGGAAGGAAATCTTATTATTAACTTCGAGCATGGTGCAGACTTTTATGAGTCTATGAGAATCAATATTGATTCATTGCAACAATTTGATGAGTTGGCTCAACTTTTTCACAAAGAAAAACCTCATTACAAGTACATTACACTTGACACGGTTACTTCTTTGAAAGAAAAATTGCTTAATCAATTAGCAGTTAGAACTTACAACAAAGATACTGGCAAAGCAGAGTCTTCTGATTTTGACATTGACAGATTGGAGTATGGAAAAGGACAAGTTTACAAAAGAGAGGCCCTCTTTAAAATCATGGAATTTTTTACAAGATTTTGTGATACACTTATCATTGTAGGACACGTTGCTGACAAAAGTATTTCTACTTCAGGCCAAACTATCAAAGAATTAAATCTTGAAGGAAAACTAAAAGACTTATTAGCTCTTAGAGTAGATGCCATAGGTTACATGTATAGAAATACTGAAAAATCTAATGTAAACATGCTTTCATTTATACACTCTGAAGAAATTGTAGGAGGAACAAGATGTAAGCACCTAAGAAACAAAGAATTTGAGATTTCTGAGTTAGTTGATGACGACAAACTAGTAACTCATTGGGAAAAGATTTTTATTTAACACACAAAACAATATTTTTAATTTTTAAAATCATTAAGCATGAACAGTAATGTAAAAATTTCAACAGGCACAGGTGCCAGAAAATTATTTTATGGGGTGACAACTTTTGTACCTCAATTAATCAACCCTACAAAGGCTCAATTGTCAGAATTTCTAGGAAAAGATTTAGAAAAAGATCCTGAATACTTAACTACAAAAGATGTAGAGGGTAAGCAAGTAAGAGTGTTAAAACTTGATATTTGGGGAGTTCTTCCAGAAGCTGAAGACACAAAAACTAAAATTACATTTTGGTTAGAAGCTAGACACGATATTTCTCGTAGTGGAAAACAAAAATATATTAACGGACAAGGTCTTACTTCTTATAATGAAGACCCTTCTGTTATGAACAAAAACAAAATGTGGTATTACGGAGATAACCAAAGAAAAGCAATGGTAGGAGAAGACCTAGTAGTAGATTTCTTTATCAACTTGAAAAATTGGGAAACAGATTTGTCTAAATATACTTTAAAAGAAGGAGATATTCCTGGTATTTTTCTTCCATTGGAGAAATTATTTAAACAAGATTACTCTGATATAAACCCTCTTTTTGAGGAAGGCAGAGGAATTAAAGTATATGTTGGAATAACTTCAAGAGAGAGTGATGGTAAGACTTATTATGATATGAGTATTTACACAAAAGCTTTCATCAAAGATTACCCAGGAATCAAAAGTTTTGATAAAATTATCAATAGTTTGAGAGGGGAGTATTCTTCATTCAAAAAGAATGTTGCTCCTATTACTTCAAAATTCCAAGAGTTTAATTCAGAAGATTTAGAGGCTGAAACAACTTCTTCTCAAGAAGGAGAAAGCATGCCAGAGTATTCAGATGACCTTCCCTTCTAAAACAAATAAATATGTTCACTTTAGATCAACAAAGTGATATATGGAGAAACTATTTTGGAAGTTGGGATACTAAAGGCAACTTTACCAATCCTTTGAGGAGAGATAAATCTCCGAAATGTTATTTTAAAGTGATAAACGATAAAATATTATTTATTGATTGGGCCAATAATCCTACACATACAGATTGTATTTCCTTTGTATCACAAAAGTATAATTTAACCAACAAAGAAGCTATTAATAAAATTAATTACGATTTAAAATATACTAATAAAGTGAAAGGAAGCTTTTCAGGAGAAAATATAGGGGTGTCACAAGCACCCCTTTCTTCTTCTTTAAAAGAACAATCCATTTCATCTAGTGAAGAAGAAAAAATAGTTTACACTGCAAAGTTAAAAAATGGTTTTGAAAAACATGATTTAGACTATTGGAAAAAATTCTCTATTACTGAAAAAACACTTAAAAAGTATAATGTAATGCCTGTGAAATTTGTATTCAGAAATGGAGTGTTAAACTATTCCAGCAGTGAATATAATCCAATATTTGCTTATTGTGATGAAGGTCTTCCATATAAAATATACAATCCTATAGGAATAAAAATGCAGAAATGGAGAACAATAAAAGCTGTTTTGGAAGGGTATAAACAATTAGAATATACCTCCAATGTATTGTTTATTACATCTTCTTTAAAGGATACAATGTGTCTACATGAAAGAGGGTTTGATGCTTTTAATCTGCCTAGTGAAAATAGTTATAAAATTCTTTTACCTATTATAGAAGATTTATTTTCCAAATATGAACACATTTATGTTTATCTAAACAATGATGATGCAGGGAAGAAATTTTCTCGTTTATTAACCCTTGAGATTGATAAAAGACTAAAATATATAAACAATCCTTCAGACATGCAACAAACTGACCCTTCTGATGTAATAAAAGATTTAGGTATTGGTGCTTTAATGCAGATAATAAAGGAAAAATTCCAAAGAGATAATGTAAATTTTGAATTTAAATAAAAAAAAAATGGAAGAAAAAAATAGAATAGTATATAGCCAAGCAACTTGTTTAAATTGCGATACAGTATTAGTTTCCCGACATAGACATGATTTTGTTAAATGTCCTTGTAATAATGAAACTTTTTTAGATGGAGGATTTGATTATGTTAGATTTGGAGGAAAAGATGTAGAAAAAATTGCTCTTTTAACCTTAAATGAACAAGACCCTCATAATGTAATTAGAGAGTTTTGTGAATGGGGCTCAAGAGGAATCAATGGTACAGATTCTTTAAAATTTACTAAAATAAAAGACCTTGGACAAGAACATTTGGAGGCTTTAATAGTGTACCCACATGTATCAGATTCTTATAGAGAAATCATGATTAATGAAAAAAATTATAGAACCTTAATAAATTAAAAAAAATATGATAGTAAAAATCAAAAGATTAAATGAAAAGGCAGTGATACCTTCTTACTCAAAGCCTGGGGATGCAGGAATGGACCTTACTTGTACAGAAGTAGATTTAGATGCCCAAGGTAATTATGTTTATAAAACAGGTTTGGCGGTAGAAATTCCTGAAGGATTTATGGGCTTATTATTTCCCAGATCTTCAAATGCCAACAAATCTTTAGCTCTTACAAACTCTGTAGGAGTTATTGATTCTGGATACCGAGGCGAAATTATGTTTAAATATAAACCTAATTATCAGTATTTCCTGAAAAATGAAGAGCAAAAAAATGATGCAATTTATCATGTAGGAGACAGAGTAGGCCAATTAATTATAATGCCTTATCCTGAAGTTGAATGGAAAGAAGTAAACGAACTTTCTGAAACCGAAAGAGGGGCAGGGGGTTATGGCTCTAGTGGAAAATAATGATTATATGAATAGTATCAGTATATCAAATAGAAATGAAGCTTATAAAGAGATTTTAAAAAATTTAGCAAATAGACAAAAACAAGTGTATGATTGCTTAACCCAAAAAGGTCCTTTAAATAGCGAAGAAATAAAAAAGCACTTATCTTTAGAGGATAAGTGCTCCGTAACAGGAAGATTAAAAGAACTAGAAGAACTTTGTCTTATTGTTCCTGTATCTACCTCAGAAGGTAAAACTGTTTATCAGGTTTGTACTGAAGAAAATAGTTTATTTCTTAGAAATGCTCGTAAATCCGAGTATATTTTAGAACTTTTTGAGCTGGAGGAAGATTTGAAAAAAAATCTATCGTCTGTTACAATATCTGTAATAAAACCCAAAATAAGTAAATTAAAAAAATTAATTTCACTTCTTTAGTAAAAAATATTTATTTTTGCACTTTAACCTAAAAAACATGTTAGAATATAATGCCGAAACTTTAGTAAACAAATATCTTTTTTTAGGGTTAAATAAAACTCAGGCTATAAAAGCAGCTATTATAGATATTGATAACAGCAAAGCTTTAGAAAAGGAGCTGCCAACATTAAATGACCCTTTAAGTATAGAAGTTTTCAATCAATTATTTTTAATAAAAAAAGAATTAGAACAATTATTAAACAATTTAAATCCTTAACCATGACAGACAATATAGATAGAATAATTCCATTATTGGAATTTAAAGAAGATTGGTTCTATGAAGTAATGGTGCTTCAAAGAAAAAAAGATAATCCTCATTTAGTTAATAATCAAAATGTAAGAATCATAAAATCTTATATGATTAAAGATTTAGATAGTCTTTTAGAAAGATATGATGAAATGAAAACCTTAGCTGAGGTATTTAATGCTAGAGTTTACATAAAACTTCAACCTTATTCCCTGACAAAATTAGGATTTAAACTTTTTGAAGTTCTTTCGCAAAGGATGCAAAATAAAGAGTATTCTTATAATAGTTTAGTAACAAAAGCTATAGGTAATATGTCTTCTGAAAAAAAGATTTGGATAGTAGATATAGACTATAAAGATGTTACTGAAAATGATATTCTTAGGATAAAAACTATAATTAATGATTGTGAGCCAGGAGGTGATCATATAATTACCACAATTCCTACTCCAAACGGAATACATATTGTTACAAAAGGGTTCAACACTCAACAATTCATGACTCATCAAGATGTCTATTATAAATGTGATGTTAAGAAAAATAATCCAACAATTTTATACTCAAATTTAAAATAATATGATAAACGCTCAAGAATTAAGATATGGAAATAAATTACTATTTATCATAGATGATGTAGTAACATTTAAAAATATTACAAATATTAGAGAAGATGGTGTTTTTTGGATAAATGTTCTTGAAGACTTTATTCCTCAAAAAAACTTTCAATTTAAACCAATTCCTTTAACAGAAGAATGGCTTTTGAAACTTGGATTAGAAAAAATTGGAATTTGGACATTTTCATTAAATTTAGTAGGTAATTTAGATTTAATTTATTATTTAGGAGAAAAAGGTTGGAGTATTGGACTTAAAAGTTATTCTGATTTTTCAAATCTTAAATATGTACATCAACTTCAAAACTTATATTTCGCACTTACAGGGAAAGAATTAATAATTAAAGAATAGAATTATGATAACAGCAATAGAATTAATAGCAAATAAATTTCCAAATAATAATGGAGTATTTGTTTTAAGAAACATTGAAGAGTTTATGATCGAGTTTGCCAAAATGCATGTAAAAGAAGCTTTAAAACAAGCAAGTGAAAAAGCCCAAACTGAATGTGATGAAGGAGGTGAAACTGGGTTTGTAGATGAAGACTCAATTTTAAATGCATATCCTTTAGATAAAATAAAATAATATGACAACTAGTAAATTTGTATATTTTCAACCTCCAGGAATCAATAAAAAATATTGTGAAAGAGGTATGATTTCAGAAACAGACTCAGAATACATTTGGTATTTAGATGAACCTTGTAAAATACTGATTAGTGAGGTAAAGATTATACCTGATGAAGAGGTTATTTATGATAAAAAAACTAGAAATTGTTTAATGAAAAATAATAATAAATGATAAATAGAGAATTATTATTTCAACTTTATATGAAAGAAGTTGATGAAATTACAGAAGTTTGTGATTGGAAAACGAACTTTGGGCCTGAAGAAATTATTGATATTATTAGTAACATTATTGAAGAGAATTTTGACAACGTAATGAATGAAAAAACCAAGTATGTTGCCTTTGAAGAATCAGAAGAATATGATGGATTAGTTCAAGTTAGTGTACCTTTAGATAGCCTTGAAGTAATAAAAGAATTTGTAGCCTGGAACAGTAAAAAATTATATATTTTTAAATCAGTTAATTAAATATGGAAAGTAAAAATAAAGAATTACTATCTCAACTAGATAGTCAAACAAAAGAAATAAGTGATATGATAAATTCAGTACTTAAAAATGTAACAAGATTAGAAGTAATAGACCAACAAACACCTGAAACAGGCAGAGTATATACTAAAAGAGATTGTGAAAAAGTAGAATTATCTATTCAAGATTTTGGTAAAACATTAAAAGTATTTATAAGTAAAAAAGATTAAAATGAAACAAGTATTATTATCATTTATAGCAGGATACTTACTAAGTATAGCTATAAATTACAAAAGAACGGAAGATTGTAAAATTAAATTATTTTCTAAAGAATTTTGGATTACATCTTTACTAGCAGGTTTAGCTATAGCATTATATAAAATTGCTTAATATGGGAGAATTAGAAAAAGAGTTTGTTCCATACGAACAAGCATTAACTTTAAAAGAATTAGGATTTGATGAACCTTGTTTTGGATATTACTTATGTAAAAATAGTGCTTTTGGTATTCAAGATTTATTAATAACTACTGAACATATTGATTTACTACCTTATGATTCATCAAGTTGTAAAGCACCAACATTCTCCCAATGTTTCCGATGGTTTAGAGAGAAGTATAATTTAAGAGCAACAATTATGGATTTTATTGATGATGAAATAGGTGTTAACTGGGACTATGAAATTGCTAAAATTGGGACAGACTTAGATAAATATGGACACTATGAAGCATTAGTAGATTTTTCAATAGATGATAAATATAGAAAATTTAAAACATACGAAGGCGCAGAACTAGCTTGTCTTAAAAAGTTAATTAAAATTTGTCGTGAATTAAAATAATTTTTGTATTTTTGTAAAAAAAAATAAATATGACATCAAAAGAACAATTAGAAGTAATAGAAAAATTAGATTTTAAAACATTAGATATATTAAAATCAAAAGCAAATGATTATGCTGGAGAAGACGTATTATCTAATTTTAAGCAAGTTTCTGGAGTAATTAAACTACTAAAAATAGATCCTACTAAACCTGAAGGGTATGCTACATTAATGGTTATTCTTAAAATAGCTAGAATATGGAATTTAAAATCAGAAGGAAAAGAAATCCAAAATGAATCTTTATTAGATTCTTATGAAGATGGCATTAATTATTTTAAACTAGCGTATTGCTGTGAACATGAAAGAAAATAACTAATTATAAAAGCAAAATAAATTTGCATAATTTATAAAAATATTCGATAAAATTTAAAAAGTAAAATTAAAGGGAACAAAATTATGTTCCCTTTTGTTTGCTTATAACATTATTATTAACACTAAAATTTTTTAAAATGACATTATTATCAGTAAATGAAAATTCCAAAAACTATGCATGTAGTGTAGTGGAAATTAAAAAAATC